GTTCCAGTGTGAGCAGCAGCGCCAGTAGATGTAATCGTTTTACCAGCAGCGCCTAACGTCGTATTACCAGATACGGTAAGATTTGTTGATATCGTCTTTGTTCCAGTATGAGCAGCAGCGCCAGTAGACGTAATCGTTTTACCAGAAGCGCCTAAAGTCGTATTACCAGATACGGTAAGATTAGTTCCTACAGTCGCGCGACCAGATAGAGTTGCAAGACCAGTAGAAGTAAACGATACGTTTGCGGTAATCGTATTTGCGAAGAGAGAAGAATTATTAATAGCAAATTGACTTAAACGATCAAATGATATATTTGAATTCGTTCTCCACGTGTTAAATGTATTTGTTAATGCTACGTTTGCAATTTTGGCCATTTTAATCCCTATTTAAGCGTGAGCTGAATCAATAATTTTTTAATTTCATCGATATCAGCCTTTAGTGTATTTATATCCGCTATTGCTGAATTTAATTCGATTTCTCTGTTTTTAGTTTTTTTGTATGCAGCCAATCCCGAAGAATTGATATTCAGAATTGGCTGTGCGTCTTTTTCAGAAATTATGTTTCTGACAAATCCGGGAGAATCTTTTATTTTTGCAAACATATTACCCTCAGATCTGTGATTCTTGGAGGTCTCACAGAAACAGTATTTGTCATAACTATTTTAATGGCTAAGTATTTATAGCCGCTAAATCGAGCACCTAGAGTGTTTCGATATTCAATTACTCCAGTAGAATTATTTGCGCCTGATAAATTAACAACTACAGAGCTTCTTGTAATTTTTTGAGCATTTGATGGATAATTGCTCACACTGTATACAAATTCTTTAAAGTCGTTTGTATTTTCTGTGTCAGAAATTATTGTTGATGCAGTATTTTGTGTCATCGGTATCCAACGTGCATCTAAGAACGTATCACTATCTTCACGATGTATAATCTTATAGTATACGAAGATACCAGCAGTGACAGGCTTATATGCTGTTAGATATACTAACAAATCTTCTGCATCTTGACCATCAGCTAGTGTAACTTTACGAGTGATATATCTTGTCTTAGACTCTCCACCAAATTTAACATAATCTTCTGTCGATTGAATATCTGTATTGGAACTAATTAGGTTTTCAATCGTTGTTGTTGAAACTCTTTTGGTATCTAGAACAGGCGACGCAAGCCTATTTGTGCTTGCAATCGTTACTCTAATTTCAGATGATCGCGCAGCATTCATTCCAGACGCACTCGCAGAAGTGTTTGATTCAACACTTCGACTTAATACAAATCGAGAATCTGGAAATTCGGTATTATTATTTACATTAACGTCTATGAAAGATGTATCTTTTACTGAAGTGCTTTTTGCAAATTTTCCAGTAAATGATAAGGATGTATTTGATGGCTGTATGTAATCTTTTGTAAATTTCATAACATCCATTTTAAGACTATTCAATGATAAGATACGTGCAGAGTATCCATCTATCTGACCAGTAACAAATGTATTGCTCGTGAACATACGATTATTAGAAAATCCGCCAGCACTGAGTGGAACAGGACCGCTGTTCGTGAACGATGTGTTGGAAAGATGTAAGAACACGTTGCTCGAAGTGATAGCATCGTAATATGCCATACGACCAGTTGGTGTTACTGTAGATACAATTACACCAGTAGAGTTACCAACGATTCCACCAGTTGTTACATTGTTTGTTCTTATACGGACTCGTTCCCCGCCTCTAAATTTACTAGAGACTGAAACATTTTTTACTCTAACTTGTCCTGCAGCAAATGACGTAACAGTTCCAGTGGCTCCAGAAACCATACCCTGTGCAAATGTAGTATTATTCGCGACGCTTAAAGTTTTTGTATTCGCAAAAGTTCCACGGAGTATAGTTTCACCATGTATTGCTTCTCCCGCACGCGCGAATCCACTAGAAACATTCGCGATTGATAGAAAGTCGCGATCCTCATTTTTAAATATCACAACTCCTGATGCAGACTTATCAAAATTTGCTTGATACAGTGTATATTTCATATCTTCTTCTGGTATTGCACCAAAAGTTTTATCATTTGGAGATATAAACATTTCGCCAGAAACGGGTTGTCTAGAAACTCTAGATCCTGTAACAATATCATTTTCACCAATTCTAGAAACCCATGCAGATGTATTCGGATTAACCCCACCAGGAATTACTACAAATGCATATCCCCTTTTATCTAATAGATAGACTGGTGATGGAAAATATACAGGCGTAGGTTTAGATCCATCATCACTTACATTAATTTGATTTGGAGATAGAATCACTCTTCCGAAAGGAATACACACATTAGATATTTGTGAAGACAGTGGATCTAACGCCCTAAGTTCCACTATTACTGGATAATCTGGATCTTTAGTTGAAAAGAATAAATCCATTTTAGTTAAAAACGATCCGGAACCTACTATCCTATTTAAAGATAAATCAGTAAAAAAGCTCTGAGCAATTGGATCGTCGCTGCCGCTGTTCACGCCGCCGTCGTCGTCTTGCGCAAGAACATTCGTAAAACTTCCACCCGATGTAGTTTGCGTGAAACTGCCAAATGCAGTTTCTGATACAGAACTAGTTTGAAACTCTGGATATCTAGTAGATATTATGGTATTCTGAACGCCAGTTATCAATCCCTCTGCAGTATAAGATGCTTCCGCGCTTGTTACTGCATTTCCTGATGCTCTACTATTTGTAGGATTGTCTGTTAATCTAAATGATTTAGTTCCTGTTCTAAATTTAAGAGCACTATCATTAGGTATTCTAAATTGACCATAAACTTCACCATCAGAATTAGTAGAAAGCGAACTCCCTTCAATTCCTGTATTTGCAAATGAAGAATTCGTTGGAGTTATATATGATGAAACATTTACATTATCAAAAAATGCGTAGAGTTTTGTATTGCGTTTGAGTGCGACTCCACTAAAATTTATCAGTCTAGATCTCATGAACGGCTGAATATTTACGTCTTTAATCAAATCGCCTGTCGTTTGAGTTGAAGTTCTATCAACTACACTATTTGTTGTTCCGCCACGGACAGATTGAGTAGTAACTGTTTCTGTTATAACAACATCAAATGTTTCAACGATCTGCCCTCCATTAGTGCTCAAACCTTGCGAAACATTCTGCGTCCCTGTTTGTGACACACCAGTTATAACAGTATTCCAAGAATTCCAACTAGTTGTCCATGCGTCGGGCTTATGCAACCACGCATCAGTGTTTAAGTCTAAACTTATTGTAACGTCTGGACGATTAATAGTATCGACCCAAACATCGTTATCTGGAGTTAGTGTTATTTTTCCAACGAAGTTATAAAAAGCACCTGCTAGATTTCTTGTTGTTGTTGCATATGGATTTTGACCAAATATTTCATGAGAATATGGAAGTGTGATTAAGTCATTCGCAACAGTTAAATCCACTGAAGAAATTGTAGCTGTTGTGCTCCCACTTGTTACTGTAGATGTTGCAGAAAAATTTCCTGTTGCATTTTCGATATATAATTTATTATCAACTTGAAATCTTAATGTCGCTGTTGATGCTCCAGAAGTTAGTGTAGATAAGTTTGAAAATTTCACTTGTGAATTTGAGATATATACCGTCTGATCTTTAGAAATTCCACCAGTGGTTACATTATTTCTTACAATATGTGAACTATTTGCTGTATTATAAAACATCTCGATATTATCCATTTTATATGGCGGGCGAGCAGTACCCTCGGCCGAATCGATCGATATTTTATAATCCGAGTCGAAAACATTACCAACATTATGTCCTGTAAATGCATCAACCAAAATTCCATTTTTAAATCTATTCAGACCAGTAGAATCTTGAATTAAAAGATCTTTTGCATCTTTTTCTAATAAATTTAATGATGTATAATATTCTAAATTATCCACTCTTTCTTTAAGAGCGCCTATATCCCTCATAGTATAACGATCATTTTTTATTTTTTCTACACTGCACGATAAATCTTGTCGACCAACTATTCTAGATATATCTTGAGTTAGTGAAGGATATTGTGAAACTAAAACTGTTGCAACATGCATACTATCTTCTGGAATTTTAGGTGTTATTGGAAATAGTGATGAACTTCCTTGTATCGATGAAAAAATTCCAGATTTATTTAATACGATTGCATCTCTACGTTTTAGATAATAATCATAATCTATAGTATAACTAGAAGCAACTACGGGAAAATGTAACCCACCAGAAGGTTCAATGAATACAGTAGATCTCGCAGGATTAGTAGAAATATTTGTGAGAGATGTAACTGAATTTGCTGAATCTGTAATACGTGGTCGCGTATCGATGGAATTTCTTAGATCATATGAAATTCCATCAACAGGTGAAACGAATACAGGAATTTCATATGTATATATTTTTGTTGTATCTGTTGCAGCAGTCGCATCGCTGACGGGATAAGAATCTACAGAAAAATATCCAACACCAGAAGCAGTGCTGTGCGTAAAATGATCTAGTGTTACTAAAAATCTATCATTAGCTGCGATAGATAATCCGCTCGTCGATTTCTTTACAAGACTAGCGTGATCATACATATTATCCAACATTCCAGTATCTAATTTGAAATGTGAAGTTACATCGGTTCCCGCTGTCAGTGTTGCGAATCTAGTTCCAGATTTTTGACGAACTGAAACCAATTTAAATCCGTCTGCTAATCCAAGTGGCCACGGTCCAGTTGTATTTCCAGTATATCCTCCACCAGTGCCAGCACGAAGTTCAACAAGTCTACTTCTATTAATCGTTTTTGCTGCTTCTTGTCCAGAACTTTTTGTCAATTTACATATAACGGTAGCATTTAATGTTGAAGGTGAATTTAATGTTTCGTTTATGTCAATCAGAGAAGTTGTCGTTGAATTGACATTAATAGATCGATCTCCATCACGCCCGACTCCAGCCAAATCTATAACTTGACCAGCTATAAATCTCTTATGATAAGCACCACTTGTTGAACTGCCTGCAGTCTTCTCTAAAGTTAAAGAAGTATTATTCTCAACAGATTTTACAGAGAATTTATTTGTTGCAGTTGTTGCAATATTATCACCAGGACTTACTTGAGTGGTAAATGTTGTTCCAGATCCAGTAACAGTTGCACTTCCACTTGTAATCGTAACTGTTCCTGTCAAAGGTGATGTATTCGCAGAACCTCGCGCAACAAGATAAAAATTCGTTCTTGTTGCACTATCACTTAAAACTCCAGATCCAGAAAAAGTTTCGGACGCAATACCTGTATCGACAGTAACTTGACCAGTTACAGCTATAGACACATCAAAAGATTTATAGAATTTAAAATTAGTATCCACAGCACCAGCTGTGTTTCTAATGGTTTTAATTGCTTTTGCTGGTATGTTATATACTGCATAATCGAATGAAGGATCAGTTGTGTTTGCATTCAATCCATTTGCGTTTTGAATATCCGCCTTTCCTTGAGGTATTGCACTATTGGCGGTTGCAGCACCAGCATTGAAGCCAATCGAGTTTACAGCACTAAATGATTTACCTACTGAAGTTATTTTTATATCGGTTAAATATAATTTATAAACCGCATCCGCAGTTCCGGGATTTCCTGTATAGTATTCGATTGAACGAACCCTTGCAGTTCCCAATTCTGTTCCTGGTAAGTTTGTTGTGGAATAATTTGAAGTAGGTATGGTATTTGAAAATGCGCTTCGTAGTGACACCTTTGCCTGCGCATTTACATCCCATTTTCCAACGACGTTGTTAACATAAACATAGTTGCCATAATCTGCAAGTATTGTTCCACCATTTACACGATTGATATCCGTGCCTTTAGGAATGGTGACTCTAGAAGTGGATATTTTTTCAACTTCATACCCCTTCACGAATGCAGTGCCTGATTCAATATCGACTACAAGATATTCAGTGTTTCCAGTTGCAGTAGAAGCATATACTCCATAATTACTACCAGAATTTAAATGTTCGCGAAGTCTTGGGATCATACCCCTAACAATGTAATCTCCAGATTCTTCAGAGGTTCTCTTCGCGAGCTCGTCTCTAATGACATTATACTGAGTATCCTTTACAAGACGAATCTGCTCTCCATCTTTAACTTGAATGAGTTCTATAAAATTATTTGATACATTCTCAGTGAATGAATATTTTTTCAGAGTTGCAATTAATTTTAGTCTTGCTGAACCAGGAGCCGCGTAATTATACGATCCGGAAGCTGGATCTAAAAGAGACGAATCATTTTTTTCTGTTATGATTGATTCTTCTACTTCAAAACCTATTCTATAGGATGGAGTTATAGAATATTTTTCTAAAAATAATTCTTGCTTGTCCACTCTAATAAAGTGATCTTTTGCATAAATTACCCCAGATTCCACTGTCACTCTGCTACTAAGCCCAGTAGAATCCGATCCTATAGCATTTGCGCTCAATCCTCCAGATGCGGTAATAATTTCAGAATTTGCAATAGTTCTTGTTCCATTAGTATTTCCGCTTAGATATGCTACAAATAAAGTTTTAAAATTTGGCGTATTTGCTTCAGCACCAACCGAAGTATCAATAACTATCGCTTGAACTTTATTTGTCGATCCAGTTATAGTTTTTCCTAAAAATGCAGCAGTGTTTACTGATGCACCAGTAGACGAATTGTCTCGCAATTTTATATATTGAATATTTGTAGATATTTTTGGAAGACATCCGCGAACTATAGAACCTTCTTTAAATATATTTTCTGCGAAACGATCGATCTGATTTTGTAATATGGATTGAATTTGTGTTAATTCGCGCGCTTGTACCGCAAGACCTGGTCTAAAGAGAATACGATGAAAATTTTTCGTTTCATCGAAATCATCATAATATGGAGATACATTCAGATTTGTTGAGATGCTTACAGTATTAGCGACGGTTTCCATTTATTATTCCTTAAAAACTTAATATTATCTTGATATCTTCAATTTGATCAGACGCGCGAGTGATTGGAACTCTATTTTCATCATATATAATCACACCAGTATATTCTTTTAATGCTGGTCTTGTATATGATATCACGTTGGCGGTAAATCCAGAAGTGACACCAGTTAAAGTTTCGCCAGGAACAAAAGATCCTCCATTATTACTAGTTACGAGTCTGATTAATTTCAATGTTCCTCGAGTTCTTGCACCATTTGTATTTGCAAAATATATTAACTTACCGCTTGCACCACTTGTTCCTCCGCGAATTTTTTCGTCAGTTGTAAAATCCCCAGAGACCACATTAACTTGAATTCGATGAGTCTGATCGATAATAGATGAATTTGCTGCAGAACCATTTCTTAATAGAGGATCACGAATAATTCCAATCGTTCT